CCCGTGCATCCTCCCCCAAACCACCTCCCACCACCAAACGGAAGTAACCCACCATGACCACCAGCGGTACGTATAGCTTCCTGATGTCTCGGGATGACACCATCAAGGCGGCTCTGCGTCTCACCACCCGCTTCGGCGCTGGGGACACTATCCCGACTGAAGACATCGACAACTGTGCTCAGGCTCTGAACATCCTGTGCAAGGCGTTGGTGGTGGAGGGGTTGCCGCTGTGGTGTGTGCAGCAGTTGAGCGTGCCTTTTGTTGCGGGGCAGGCAGCGTATGACCTGAGCACCTTCGGCTCCGGGCTGCCTGTCCGAGTGCTGGACTGCTTCTGGCGCTCTGAGACTGGCAATGACGTGCAGCTCTCTCCGATGAGCCGCTACGACTACAACCAGCTGGGGCAAAAAACCAGTCCTGGCAACCCCAACCAGTACTACTACGACAGGCAGCTCACATCCGGCAAGCTGGTGGTGTACAACGTGCCGACAGATGCGAACAGCACTCTGCAGGTGACTGTGCAACGCCAGATCCAGGACGTGAACCTCGGGACACAGAACCTGGACTTCACGCAGGAAGCCTACCAAATGCTGAAGTGGACGCTGGCGGATGAGATTGCGCTGGAATACAGCACTCCACGGGATGTGCGGGTGGAGCTTGCGCAAAAAGCTGCCGTGTACCGCGAGAAGTTTTTCAGCGGGCCTGACGGCCAGGAAAACGCAAGCTTGAGCTTCCAGCCCACCACAGGCGGGGGTCGATGATGGCAGGCCAACAACAAAACGAAAGTGCAGATGGCGCGGGAGTGGTGATGCCGCTTGCGCATCCACTTGGCACGCGGGATGGCACGCTGAGCAAAGACGCAAAGCTGGTGAACTGCCTTGTCGAGCGCAGCGAAGCCGGGATGGAGGTGCTGAAGCGCCCTGGGATGTCCAGCTATGCAGCACACTCTGCCGCACCTGCTCAGGGACTTTTTACACTGGACTTAGCAGGGTATGGGGCAGGGGAAGAAGGGTATGGCATCTGGAACGATACTTGCTACAAGCTCAGCACAATGATTGGCTTGGCCCTTCCAAGTGTCGGGACGGCTGACCTCCCTTGTGAAACGCTCCCACACGCCGCAACCGCTACGACACTGATTAAAAATTCTGAAAGGCTGTGGTCATTCTCTGGCGGAACTTTAGCCCGTATCACTGCAAGCTCCTACCCCACTTACACTGTACCGGGCATTGCTGAACTCGACGGCACGTTCTACGTTATGGACGCGCTAGACGGCACCATCCGAGGCAGCGGCGTGCAGGATTGGACTTCCTGGGACGCGCTGAACTTCATCGGCCCGAACAAAAGCCTGGGCAAAGGCGTAGCCCTTGTCCGGCATCTGAACTACCTCGTTGGGCTGTACGATCAGGGCACTCAGTTGTTCTACGACGCCGCGAATGCGACGGGGAGCCCCTTGCTGCCTGTGGACAACGCGTCCTGGCTGACAGGGTGCGCATCTGGTCGAAGCGTGGCTCGGGTTGAGGATCTGACTGTGTTCGTTGGCAAAGGCGCTGGGAAGGGCCGCAGCGTGCAGTTGCTGTCTGGGCTGCAGTTGACACAAATCAGCGACCCATACGTCGAGCGCGTGCTCAACCGGGACAGTCTGGTCGGCGTGACCGCTTTGGGCCTGCGCGTTGCTGGCCACTCTCTTTACATCCTGAACCTCCCCGCGTCTGGAGTGAGCCTGTGCTATGACCTGACCTATCAGATGTGGACTGTCTGGCAGAGTGCCAATGCGGCATTCCGCTGCACAGCGTACCTGAACGCGAATGGGCTGGACCTCCTGCAAGACGCCTCCAACGGTAAGGTGTACAGCATCGACCCAGGCGTGTATCAGGACGATGGTGGAAGCCTGCCGGTGACAATCATCACCCCGCCGAAAAGTTGGGGTACACTGAAGCGGAAGTTCATGCCCGCGCTGTACCTCCTCGGGGATACTCAGTCCACACTGGTCAGCGTAAGCTACACCGATGACGACTACCAATCCTTCAGCACCCCTCGCACAATAGACTTGGCGACACAGCGCAAAATGCTGCAGCGGTGTGGGAGTAGTCGGAAGCGGGCTTGGAAGCTCACCCATGACGACAACACTCCGCTGAGGCTGACTGCACTTGAGCTGGAGGTGGAGGCAGGTGCTGGTGGGTGATTTGAAGGTTATTGTCGAGGATTACTAATTAGTAATCCCAATGGGAAATGCGATGGAATCTAAGACTGTTGAGGCCGTGGCGGGATTCGGGGATGTGGCATGTGTCACGGTATCCCCGGACCCATTTGCGCGTCACCACGCGGCATTCCATGCCCTCGTTGCGGCCCTCACATCCGGCCCCGTCACCCCGCAAACCACTCCACTCGAAATCCGGGCCAAGCTGCTGGCCATCCAGTCCAGCTTCCTCGCCTCCCACCCACCTGGCAGCACTACCGACACCCTGCAGCACTTCCCCAAACGCCATGTTTGGCACAAGGGAGTGGTCATCCGCAGTCTGTTCATCCCTGCAGGTCACACTGTCATTGGCCACATCCATCGGCATGCGCACTGGGTTGCGCTGCTGGAAGGTGTTGCGAGCGTGCTCACTGAAGCCGGCGGAGTGGAGTTGCTGGTGGCACCGTGGGAAGGGATTTCCCCAGCCGGAACCAAACGGTTTCTGGTCGCGCACACCGATACTGTCTGGGCCACGGAACACTTGTGTGATGCGCAAGACGAAGCCTCACTAGAGGCGTTCGCGCTTGCTCCAAGCTATACTGCGTTGGGTATGGAGGAACCTCCGCCTGACTATCCATTAATTGCTGGTGCGCAGAGCGCGCTGGAGGAAATTGCATGACATTCGGGATTGCAGGCGGCGCCATTCTTGGCGGTGTGGCCAGTGCGGCGACAAGTTCGCTGATGGGCGGGTTGTTTGGCAGTGGAGGTGGGCAGGATGCAGCTTCGGCAGCAGCCGATCCCTTCGCCTCTCAGCGCGGTCAGTACCAGGGCATGCTACAGCAACTCATGACTAGCGCGTTCAGCCCACAAGACCCTTCGTACCAGTGGAGGTTTGGGCAGGGGGAGCAGGCTATCGAGCGGAGTCTGGGGGCGAAAGGACTGCTGAACAGCGGGAATCGCCTCACCGCTCTGACCGACTACGGCCAAGGTCAAGGCGCGACTGAGTACGCGAATCAGTTTGCGCGGTTGTCGCAACTGGCAGGGGCGAACATCGGCTCCCCTGCGGCTGCTGGGCAGATCATTCAAGGGAATCAGAGCGCGGCAACCAGTGCGTTTACGGCTGTTGGGAATCAGGTCGGCAAGTCCGTTACCGGCTGGTTCAACACCCCTGCAACGTCCCAAGACTCCCTGACGCAGATCAACAACAGCGCGGGGCTTGGGGATTCGTTCCAGTCCGACATCTTCGGCGGCTCCTCATTCGCCTAAGGACCCCCTATGCCAAACATTCTCGCAAACTTCGCCCTGAACCTGGGGCGTCAAATCGAATACTCGCAGCAGCAGGAGCAGCTCCAGTCTGAGCAGCAAGCGCGGAGTGCGCTGGCGCAGCTGCGGATGCAGGAAGTCGCGGATGCGAAGGAGAAATCTGCAAATAACCAACGCGTGCAGGAAATGCGGAAGAGCCTTGGGCAGAAGATCCTGCAAGCCCAGTCCGCAGACCAGGAGAACGTGCAGTCTTTGCAGTCCGGCGCAAATGCCCTTGCTCAGTACGCCATGACACTGGAAGCTGGTGGCGATGGCGAGGGTGCCAAAGAGGCAATGCGCAATTCCACGCAGATGCGAAATCAGGCTAAGACGCTGGTGGATACGCAGCTGAAAGACCGCGCGGAGAAGGGCAAGCTCTTGTCCAGTGCGGCTTATGATGCGCAGCAGAACCCCTCTCCCGAGAACCTGAAACTTCTCGGAGAAGCCGCAGTCGCGGCAGGCGAAGACCCGACTAAAATCCCTACGCCAGGCACTCCTGAGCTGAAATCCTGGATCGACGCTCGGGTGGGCAAAGACCAAACAGTGCAGCAAAAGATCAAGATTGCTGACGACGAAGCCCAACGCAAGGCGACCAACGAACGTCTGGAGCGCTTTCACAAAGATGAAGAACGTGACAAACAGCTGCAGAGGTCGCAAACTGCAGCACACCAGGCTCGGATGGATAAACTGCAGGAGCGGGAGATTGAGCTGAAAGAGAAACGCTTGAAGTTGGAGGTTGATGGCGTGATCGGCGGGAAGAAGGGAACGGCTTCTACTGCCATGGGCTCACTGGAGCGTCGCAACGTCACCGCCCTTGTTGGGGCAGCTGAAGAGGCGACTCGCCAGCTCACCAGCATCTTTAAGATGTCTGAAAAAGCCGGGTCTGGAGCGTTCGCAGGGATGCACCCTGGGGAGGCTGTCCTCAAAGCTCTGACGTACCCAACTGCGCAGTACCTCACGACAGAGCTGCAGCAAACTTATGAGACAGCCTCGAAGGGCTTGGGTTTGGAGATCGGTCGAGTAGCGACCCTGGGTGGCGGTACTGGAGTCACACAATCGTTGGTGCGGGAACTGCAGACGATGGTGCAGGTCAATCCTGGGCAGGACAAAGGCCTTGTACCACTGTACAAGTTGGCGACTGGTGCAGCGTTTATCCGGGCACGGATGGGCGTGACCCCAGATCACCCAGACCCTAAACTGGCCAAGAAGCAAGCTGAGCAGATGAAGGTGCTGGAGAGTTTCCCCAACCCTGATGATGTGTATGAGGCTATGCTCAAGCGAGGTGATAAGGGAGGAATGCAGAAGGTGAAACGGTTAACTGACGTCGCTGCCCAAGTTCAACTGGAAGCCGCAGCGGATCCGGGGGCAACTGCCAGCCCCTCCCCACCTCCGGCGCCAGCTCCTGCCGCACCCTCGAAGCCCACTCCCCCAGTCGAGCTTCCCGACAAATACAAGCATCTGCAAAACCTCTTTACCAAGTGACCCACTATGCCTAACAGTCAACTTCCCCCACCAGAGCAAATTCTGGAAGCCCTCGACAAAGCAAACTCTCAAGGCAATGCAGCCGCAGTGCAAGAGTTGAAGCAGATGTATCTGGAGTCGCAAGCACAGTTGAAAGCGCAGAGTCCGGCACCATCACAGCCCTCGTCTGTCCCCCCGATGCACCCTAACGCACAGCCTGCAAAGGAAAAGGCTGTCCCTCTTCCGGCAGGCGCGGCCAATGCCCCTTCTGGGTTTACGCCCGAGGGCAGTTCATTCCTGAGTGTGCCTCAGCAGAAAGACGTCTGGGAGGTGTCAAAGGCAGTCGGGACTGGCACTGGCGTGGGCGCCGCGCTGGGTGCTGCGAGCCCCGAAATCATGCAGGGCGCTGGCAAAGCTTTGCAGCTGTGGGGGCCCGGGCGGGCAGCTGGGATGATGGTTGAAGATGCTGGGCGCGGGATGCGACTGCATCGAGCTTCCATGGCTGTGAATGGCGCTGTATCGGGCGCGGTGTCTGAGGCAGCTGGGCAAGCTGCAGAAGCCGGTGGAGCAGGTCCCAAGACGGCTCTGGGGGTACGAATGGCCGCTGGCGTGGCCACCCCTGCAGTCAAAGAGGGCGCGACAATGGCTGTGGCGGCGTTTATCCCCAACGCCGTCAAAAATGCGTGGGCAGCTGTGGTAAAGGTTGCTGGAACTGAGCAGAAGCTCACAGAGACGGCGGTTGCGCAAGCAAAGCGTTTGCTGTCCTCCAACCCCTTCACCACCATCCCCCAGCACGATCTGCATGTGGTGCTGCAAAAGGGCGTGGAGGCGGACCTGAAGGCGGCGGAGACTGCCGCTGGGAAGGCACTGCAGGATGCTCATGTGCAGGCTGCAAAGGTAGCCGCACAGGATGAGAAGCAGGCGCAACAGCTGATCGCGGAGGGGAAGCAGAAAGCGGACTTCATTCGTGAGAGTGCGAAAGCCCGTGCGGCGACACTGGACAAGGCAACTGAGGGTCAGCTCCAACGCGCAGAGCGGGTGTCGAAGCAAGCTGAGCCTGCGCTGAAGGAAGTCGGAACCCCACATGAGGTGTCGGATATTGGGAAGGCACTTCGGGAGAAGGTGAGCAAAGAGCAGCAACAGCTGATCCAGCAACGCGAGGTGGAGTTCAAGCAGCTGAAGCAGCAACGCGATATTGTGGTGCAGCAACGCGAAGCCGCTGGGCAGTTTGTGGATAGCGTGCCCGCGATGAAGGAGCTGAAGCTGGAGATTTCGCAGAAACTGCTGCTGACTCAGGGTGGGCGCAAAGCGGCAGAGGGGAAAGCGGCTGTGACGGAGCCTGGAGTGATGCGGGCATATCAGTCGATTTATGATGCTGTGGCAAATCGCAGGGTACAAAGCGGAGTGAATGCTGAGGGCAATCCGACCTTTGAGACCTTCAAAACTACCTTTGAGGCCCTCGATCATGTTCGCCGGAAGCTGGGGGATGCAGGCTGGGGCAAACCTTCAGAGGAAGGGTATGGGGCGCTGGGGCAAGGCATCGCTAAAGACATGTATGCGAAGATCAGTAAGATCCAAAAAGACTATGTCGGAGGGGATCTGCAGTCGAAACTCCAGGCAGTGTATGCTGAGGGGAGTGAGAAGCTGCAAAAGTTCGGCACTGCAAGCGGGAAGAAGATGACTGCAGTGGACAGATTTGACCCCGAGGTGTTTGCAAAAGACCCAGCAGGTGTTCCGAAGGCCTACTTCCAGTCGCAGCAGGGCGTGCGGGATTTGCTGGAGCTGACCGGGGATCCTAAGCTGGTGGCGGATGCGGCTGGGAGCTTCGCTGCGCGGAGTGTAGCTGGGATGAACGCGAAGCAGGTAAAGGCGTGGAGCAGAGAGAACAGTGACTGGCTGCGAGAAGTTCCTGGCAGAGCGCAACTGCCTAAGGGCCGCGAGGCGACCTCAGTGACAGTTCAGACGGACTACGGTTCTGGGCACCCGGACTATGCGGAGTTGGTCACCAAACCAGTACGGGCAGCTTTGAGGAGTGGAAATTATTCAACGGCACCGCTTAAAGACGGCGGCCAAGTGCGCCTCGTTCGTGGGGCTAATAGTGCTGGGGACGAAGGCAGCGTATATGCTTTTAACAGTGCTGGGGAGGAGATTGGCAGCGTGGCTTTCCCCCTGACGCGCAACGGTGAGCACCCTTCAGTTGAAGTGACTGCTGCTTACCGTCGTCGTGGGGTGGCCAGCGCCTTGTACGACGAGGCAGAAAGAATGGGTGGGAAGATCTCTGGCGTCGAGGACGCTGGGGCTGTGCGAACACAGGAGGGCAAGGCTTTTCGTGAAGGGCGAGCAGCGAAGAAACCACAATCTGGAACGTCGCAGTCAGCATTGCAGTCGAAACTTCAGGGGTATGCAGAGAAGCTTTCTTCCATCGAGCGCTACAGTGAAGATGCCGCAGGTCGTGTGGCCGCAGTGCAGAAAAGAAAGAACGGCATGCTGCAAGACGTGGGAGCGAAGACTGCGACCACAGAGCTTGAGGGCCTGAAGGCCGCAGCGGCGTTGCGAGAAGGTGCCCCAGTGAAACAAACAGCTGCGACGGAAGTTGGTGCGAAAGCGGCGCGGCTAGTTCGGCAGGAAGCTGAAGCAAAGGCAGCTGCAGTGCTCCCGAAGGGGGATTCACCCCCGGATACGGTGCGGAAGCTGCTGACAGGAAGCAGTTTGGATGGCCTGAAGCACACTGTGCGGTATATTGCAGGCAATCCGGGGGGGAAAAAGGTGCTGGAGGGGAGTGTGCGGAACCTGCTGGCACAAGAAAGCCCGAAGCAGATTGCGAAGCTGTGGAATGAGCGGCTTTACGAAGTTATCAAGGAGGGCGGGTTGATGGACAAGGGCGCGTTGGCGAAGCTGGACACCGATGTGCAGCGGGTGCTGCGTGCGGAGGTGCCGGAGACGGAGAAGCAGCGCTTGCTGCAGAAGATGTTTGCGGGGGCAGTGGCCACGACTGGGAATGTGGGTGTTGCTGCAGGTCGGATGATTGGGCAGGCGAAGGAGGATCGGGAGCGCTGAGCGGGTGGGATTGGGGTTTTTCGTGAGGATTACAAAATAGTAATCCCAATGGGAAACCCCTGGACTGCGGGTTTTTGCCGGGGGTTTGATGGGCGAAACCTGAGCACTTGACAAGGCGCGCGGTAGGCATACAATACCGCCAAGGGCGGCACCACCGGAGGTCAATACCCGGAGGGCGTCGGGCTTCGCGGGGGTGTGTGGGCGTGCTGTGCGCGGGTGGGCGGACGGGCTAGCGCGGCGCTGAACTTAAGAGGGTGTGTTTTCCATTGGGATTACAAAATAGTAATCCTCGGGAATAACTCCCGCTGTACCCCCCCACCAGTCCCGGACGTAGGCCGCTCCCCCCACTGCAGCGTCCAGCGCCCTTCCCCCTTCAGCGGTGCCTCCCGAGCGCGCCCGGCCTAGCGTGCGCCCTTAAGAGGACTACGAAGTTGGCAGTGGAGCGTGGGCAGCGCGGTCGCGGACTTGGTGGGCGGCCTAGCGGCCGGCTGAAGTATGCTGTACTGTACTGCGGGGGGTCCGCGTGGGCTTGGACCTTAATACGCGTGGCCAGCGTGGGCTTGGGGTTGTGGGACGGCGTCCCGCCGGGCTGCTGTCTATACTGTCCCCCCGCCCACCCACTATTGTAGGGGCATCGGGCGCAGTAGTGCCCCCAGTCTAGGCCCCTCCCATGCGCATCCTGCTCATCGATGCTTCCAGCAGCTTCTTGGACTACGCTCTGCGTTGTATCGCGGCGGGGCATGAAGTCCGGCTGTTCCAGGGCCCGCTGAAGGACGGCTCGAAGAGCCCTGTCGCAAAGGGCTTGGTGGAGTTGGTGGATGATTGGCGCCCGTCGATGAAGTGGGCGGACATCGTGCTGACCAGCGACAACGTGAAGTACATCCGGGAGCTGGATGCTTGGCGTGACAGGGGGTTTCCCCTATGGGCCCCCACAGCGGATGTCGTTGCATGGGAGCTTGAGCGGGGCACCGGCCAGCGGGTTCTTGAAGATCACGGCATCCAGTGCCTGCCTTCCACCACTTTCAGCAACTACGACCACGCCATTGAGCATCTGAGGGCGAATCCCCAGAAGCGGTATGTGTCGAAGCCGACAGGCGACGCGGACAAAGCCCTGAGCTATGTGTCGAAGGGCTCGCGCGACCTGATGTTCATGCTTGAACACTGGAAGCGCTCGCAGAAGAAGAAGGTTCCGTTTTTGTTCCAGGAGTTCACACCTGGGATCGAGATGGCTGTGGGCGGATGGGTGGGTCGCAATGGGTTTTTGGGGCACTTCCTCGAAAACTTCGAGTTCAAGAAGCTGATGCCTGGGGAAATCGGTGTCAATACGGGCGAAATGGGGACCTGCATGCGGTATTGCACCGCTGAAGAATCGAAGCTGGCCCGTGAAATCCTCCTGCCGCTTGAGGCTGAGCTGATCCGCCAGCGCTACACTGGGTTCATTGACGTCAGTGTGATTGTGGATGAGCGCGGGCAGCCTTGGCCATTGGAGTTCACCTCCCGCATGGGCTGGCCGCTGTTCCAAATCCAGCAGGTGCTGCACCGCGATCCTGTGCAGTGGATGGCGGATGCGCTTGAGGGACGCGATACGTTTGACCCCTTCCCTGACGTTGCGCTGGGGATTGTCGTGGCAATGCCTGACTTTCCTTACAGCCACCTCACGCGGAAGGAATGCCGTGGGTTCCCGCTGTGGGGCGTGACGGAGAAGAACCGTTACTGGCTGCACCCATGTGAAATGCAGGCTGGCACCGCGCCGGAACTTGTAGGCGGGAAGCTGGTCGAGCGGCCGATGCTGGTCACTGCAGGGGACTATGTCTGTGTTGTGACAGGCGCTGAGCCTACGATCAGCGAGGCAAAAGACTCCGCGTATGCTCATCTGAAGGAGTTTGAACTCCCCAACAGCCCGATTTATCGGAATGACATCGGCTGTAGGCTGGAGGCGCAGCTTCCTGAGCTGCAGGAAATGGGCTACGCTACGGCCTGGGAATGGTAATCCATTGGGATTACTAATTAGTAATCCTCACGAATAACCCAAAAACCTCTTATGGCAGCCAACCTCCCCCCAGTCCCTCCCCGCATCGGAGAAAACTTCGATGGCGGAGTGCTGGAGCGTTGGCTGAAAGCGCTCCGAAACCGCGTGTCTGAGTCTTTGGTGGGGTTCGCTGTACAAACTGCTAACGGCTTTGCCGGAAGCATTGCGAACCCCACCGCCACTTCCACCCAGCTCACGCTGTCCGTCAGCGTTAGTGGTATGCTGAAAGGGCAGTCTGGAGCGTTGGCCTCCGCCGTGCGTGGCACTGACTACCTCCCCCCAATGGCTTGGCAGCAGCAACTCTTCACCGGCACTCAGTCCGCTGCTGCAAACACAGTCACGCTTGTCCCCTTCGACACCATCGGCACCAGCGTGACTGTCCCTGTGTCCGGTGTGTACAACATCCAGTTCAGTGCCCAGGCAGCAAATTCCTCTGCCGCTGACGACAACATCACCCTTTGGGTCAGGGTCAACGGTGTGGACCTGCCCAACAGCGCAGGCATTGTCTCCGTCCCTGCAAAACACGGCAGTATCGACGGGGCCGCCTTGTTCTCCTGGAACCTTTTCCGTACAATGACCGCAGGTGATACTCTGTCCCTGGCGTGGACGACGGACAACGGCTCCAGCCGCTTACTCACCTACCCCGCCGGAACATCCCCTGCACACCCAGCCAGTCCCGCTGTCATCTTCACCCTCAACCAAATCGCAGTCTAACCATCATGGGCATCGCGGACTATTTCAAACGGGGGGAGTGGAATTTCCACTGCGACCTGTGTGGGCGGAAGCGGAAGTCCGGCGATGGCGTGAAGACTTGGAATGGTCTGTGGGCCTGCCGTGAGCACAAAGAGCAGCGGAATCCGCAAGACTTTGTCCGTGGGGTGAAGGACGATCAGAGTGTGCCCTGGAGCAGGCCTGAAGCAGCGGATCAGTTTGTGCCGAACATTTGTCTTTTGCAGGGTGTCAATGCCATTCCTGGCTACGCGGTCCCTGATTGCTGCATTCCCGATTATATCAACCTGGCTTTTCTTACCTAAACCCTTCTAACAGTCAGTCCTATGCCACGCACCATCTTCCAGCCACTTGACCCCGCCACCCCCATCACAGCTGCCTGGCTCAATGCCACAGACAAGGCGGTTGTGGAGGATCTTCCACTGTCTGTCTCCCAGGCAGCCCAGGCCATCCGCACAGACCTTGCCAGTACGTCGGATGCCGTAAAGGGCTCTGGGATGGTTGCCTTTGCTGTCGCTACTGCCTATGCGGCTGGCAGCGTCGGAGAGTACCTGAAGCGTCAAGTTACAGAGGCTAGAATTAACTGGACCGGGAGTGTCGGTGAATCTCGTGTTGTTGTTACGTCAGCTGCCTACGGGGCAGTGGGGGATGGAACTGGAAATCAACAGCCAGCACTGCAAGCCGCCATTGTGGCAGCTGAAACCATTGCGGCTTCTAAAGGTGGGTGCGATGTGGTCTTCCCCGCCGGGGCTTATCGTATCACTTCCGGACTGCGCGTGAAGCGTGGAAAAATCAATTTGATTTTTCAGGGTGGAGCGCAACTTGTTCCAGTCGGTAACTTCGATACCCTGCGCTTTGAGCATGACACAGCTGCTACCTTCATCTACAAGAACCATCTTGTCGATTACGTGGCCGATGAAACTGGTAAGACAGGGGGGCGTGCGCTTGTGGGACGCTACCTTGCAGAATCAGACTTCAAGTTGTCCGTAGCTGGTGGCTATGATGGTGTGCTGCTGGAAGCCTTCAACACGGTTGACTTTTGGGGCCGCATCACTGGGCTCACCTCTGCAACAGCCATCCACGCTCTGGTGCAGGGTGGGGGGGCAGTAGCTCGCTCAGATGTCTTGCGCATCGGCTGTCTTGTCATGGGGGGCACCTATGTGCTCGGACAACAAGGCTTTGTGCTCGACGGATTTGTGCACACAGTGGCAGCTCAGTCTGTGTATGCTGTGAACGTCGGCGGCAAGGGGGTATGGGCACGCAATACCATTGGTGCTGCCGACAATCCCACATTCCTGAATTTTGCGGATTGCGAGGCCGATTACTGTTTGGAGGCTATTCGCCTCGACACGGGGCAGATTGCCGAGTTCCAAGGTGCGATTGTCAACGGCTCTCGCAACTCTTCCAACATCTACGTCGGAGCTGGCTGGTCCGATGCCCGCTTCGTCGGGGGTCGCAGTACAGGAGCTTCGCAGGCAGGTATTGCCTTTGCGGGCACTGATGGCTATTTGGCTGGCATGAAAGTGATGTCCAACTCAAACAATCAATTTACTGGCGTACTCGGCGCATACCCAGGAATCATTGTCGGGGCTTCTTCCGTCGGCACTCGTGTTTTGGGGTGTCGCAGTGGTGATGCCACGTCTTCTGCTTACCAGAGCTATGGCCTTCAAATTGACACCGGGGCAACAGGCTTCATCGTCAAGGACAATGATGTTCGGAATAACGTCTCGGCAGGCGTAAATAACGGGGCCGGAACTTCTGCCACGAAAATCGTGGCCGACAACATCGCTTGATCTGTCTAAAGGGGGCAGGGACAATGGAAGACAAAGTATTGCATGTGTCAGGAGCCGCCAGTGCGCTGTTCAAATCAGCCCCGCCCTTAATTGTGTCGGGGCTTGGCTTTATGGGTGTGCCACTGCAGGAATGGCTGTACGCAGTGTCACTGGTGTGGATTCTCTGGCAATTGGGCTGGAGCATCTGGGATAGGTTTGGCAAGCCCAAGCCGCAGACACAGACACAGACACAGACACAGACACAGACGCGGAAGCGAGGAACGCGATGACAGAACTTCATGAAATGAGCACCCGGCAATTGCTGGGCGACGAAGGCAAACGCAGCTGCGTGTACAACGACAGCCTGGGCTTTGCGACGATCGGCGTTGGCAGGCTGGTGGACAAGCGGAAGCCAGGAGCGGGGCTGCGGGACGTGGAGATTGTCTTCATGCTGCAGAACGACGTGAACGACAGGGTGGACGCGCTGCAGAAGGCCTTCCAATGGTTCGCTGAGCTGAACACCGCGCGTCAAGGCGTGTTGGTGAACATGAGCTTTCAGCTGGGCATGGAAGGCCTGATGGGGTTCAAGAACACCCTGCGCATGATTGCCAGCAAGGACTTCGAGGGGGCTGCGACGGGCCTGATGAAGAGTGTCTGGGCGACGCAAACCCCGCAACGCGCGCAGAGACTGGCCCAGCAGATGCTGACCGGGGAATGGGTCTTTGAGGCAGGAGTTTGACCATGGCGGATCTTACTGGATTGGGCAGCATTGCCGACTTGGCTGGGACAGTCATCAACAAGATCTGGCCTGACAAAACCGAGCAGGAGAAGCAGCAGTTGGCCCTTGTGGTGCAGATGGTACAAGGGCAACTGGATGCAAACAAGGTCGAGGCCGCTAGCCCGAGCGTGTTTGTCAGTGGCTGGAGGCCGTTTGTCGGCTGGGTGTGTGGGAGCGGGTTGGCAGTGAACTTCCTCATCGCACCGCTTGCGGAGTGGGCTTGCAACTTGCTGGGGCATCCGGCGAAATTCCCTCACCTGGACTTGTCGGAGCTGATGCCACTGCTGTTGGGGATGCTCGGGATGGGCACGCTGCGGACGTATGAGAAGGTGACGGGCGTGGCCAATCGGTGACCGAGGTACGCAGCGTGTGAGACACGCAAAAAATAACCCCCAAGGATTACAAAATAGTAATCCTTGGGGGTTTCGTGCTTTAGGGGCTCAGTATGTGAGCCCCGTGGCGGTGGTTTAGGCCGTGGGTGAGGGGGGAGCATCGACCGGGGCGGGATCGTTCACCGTGGTGGCATCGGAGGGGGTTGCCGTGGGCTCCGATTCCGTGGATTCCGTCACGGTTTCCGCCGTGGCCACGGGTTCGGCTGCTGAACCCTCTTCCTCCGTCACGGTTTCCGCCGTGGCCACGGGTTCGGCTGCTGAACCCTCTTCCTCCGTCACGGTCGGGATCACCACAGGCTCAGGTGCCACGGCAATCACGCTGGCCACGCTGCCTGGCACGAACAGCCCGCGGAAGGCTTCATCGGAGTAGAGGTTCCAGCCCCAGCCATCACCGTGGTCGTCCTCATACACCATCCAGTCACCTGGATCAACCTGCACTCCCTCGAACTCGCCCAGCACGACTTGGCCGAGCTTGCCCATGGTCTGGGCGTAGTCGCGTTCGATGACACAGCGGGGGTCGTCGCTTTCGTGCGCCCATCGGCGCTGACCCTCTTCCACCAGGGCGTGGTCGCCCATCGTCCACCACTGCACGGCCATGCACAGTGGCCGAGGGCGGTGGTTAAAGGGCTGCGCGTTGGGGGCGTCGATGAGGGCTTGGGTATGGTCGGTCATTTGCTTGATTCCTGTAAGGGTTTGGGATTGGGGACTGATGGGAAGCGAGGGTGTTAGTCGCAGTCCCCCCACGACGTTTCACTTGAGACAATGCCCACCGGGATCACCAGTGGGTCGGGGAATGGGATCGGCACAGCGCAGAGTTCAACGATGCGGGGCAGGAGTTCATCCTTGCGTGCTGTAGGGACTTGGCCCACAAGGCTGTCGTGGACTTGGAGCAGGAGTTGAGCTTCAGGGAGCTGTTCGTGGATGTTGACCAGCCCGTGGTTGATGAGGATGCCCACACTGGATTGGGGAATCCAGGCCACAGCCTGGTTGAAGATCGTGCCTTCGATCTTGTCGAAGAAGTAGTTGCGGTAGCCCCAGGCGTTTTCGACATAGCGGCGGCCAGAGACTTGCTTTTTGATTTCGGACTGCCAACGCGCGATTTCTGGTGCGAGGCCGAAGTACCACTTCTGGATGCGTTCGACTTCATGCACCAGCAAGCCGAGGCGAGGGGCGAGGCCATCTGCCGTGCCGAGGTAGTTGGTCCCATGGCAAAGCGCCTTGAACATCGCATACTCCCGTGGATGGCTGTTCTTCGTCATCGCAGGGTTTTTGTAGTATTCCTTCATCACCTCGACGTATGGCTTGCGGCCAGCCTTGAAGTGCTCTTTCATCCACTTGCAGTCACTCTCCCACGTCACAATGCGGAGGTCGGCGCTGTCCAAGTCGATGTCAAACATCGTCATGCCTGGGTCTGGGATGCTGAGCTTGCGGATGTTGGGGAGAACAAGGCCGCCGTCTTCAGTTTCACCTCCCTTGGGGATGTTCTGGTAGTTGATGCCGGTGTCGAAGGCGTCTGTGCTGCTAGAGAACCGATAGGTTTCGGTGCCAGCGATGTTGAAACTGGTTCGCATGCGGCCGTCCGAGCTTGTACGAGCTTGCACAAACGTACTGTGGAACACCCCGAGGGAGCGCAGCTCGGCAATCTTACGTGTAACGGGCAGGAGGATTGGTTCGCGCGAGGCGATCTTGTGGAGAGCTTCATCATCTGTGGTGGGGGACATACTGCCGTCAGAACGGCGTTTGCGGATCTCCTTCTGCCCCATGTCGGAGTAGAAGAACTGCTGCATTTGCTTGGGGCTTTTGATGTTGAGCTTTTCGCCGACGACCTTTTCCAGCCAGTCTTCGCGGATGGCGATTTGGGTCAGGAGTTCGTGGCTTAGGGCTTGGCGTGCAGTGTGGTCGAAGCGCACGCCACGCAGCATCATTTGGAGGACAGCTGGGCGGAGGCGCTGCTGGAATGCGTTGACTTCCTGCATGCCCAGGCCGACGATGATCTGGTCCAGCACACGCTTGATAGCCAGAGTGCGCACGGCGTCCATGCAGTTGTAGCGCCAGAAGACATCCTCGCCTTCGCCTTTGGGGCCTTCAACCCAGTTGGTGCGGTCGTCTTTCCAATAGAAGTGGTCTTCCAGGTACATGCTGGAGAGGAAGGCCAGGTTTTTGTCGAGGTTGGAGAAGCAGGAGTGCTGCTGCAACATCGTGTCGGTGGCTGTGGGGGTGAGGGCAGCCCAATGCTTGTGGTTGTATTGTTCGTCGTAGTTCCAGTTCTGCCCGACGATATGTGCGGTGGTGAGGATCTGGCACATCAGCCGCACAAGTGCGGTTTCTTCTTCAAGAGTCCAATACCCTTCGGGGCTGTGCTGGCACATCAGCGGGATGCAGATGGCTTCGGTTTCACTCCAGGCAAAGGCGATACAGGCGATGTGACCGGCGCGGGTTTCGATGTCGGCGCCGATTTCGAAGCCGGGCTGGGAGTGGCACTTTTCGAGGATGGACAGCAGTGTGTCGCGTGCGGTGGCGAAATTCATGCGGATTACAAATTTGTAATCCTTACGAATAACCCCCGGCGTGGCGCTCTCCCGCTTCACCCGCTTCAGATCATGCACGATGATCGGACGTTTGCGCCACTGCGCATGCAGCACATTCGGCGTCAGTGTGGGGATCACCTTCATCCCTGGCACCAGCGTGCTTTCCATGATGCTGGAGCGCCAGTCGTTCACCCCCCACTGCCCAGTCAGGACGAACATTGCGAGGTTGCCAACAGCGCACACCACGTTGGGGTTGACCAACATGAGTTCGGCCTTGAGGCGTTCCGCGTGCCGGAGAAGCTCAGGCATCACCCACTTACCGTTCCAGTGAACGTGCTGGGAGGTGATGTCCTTTTTCTTCACTGCGATCAGGCTTTCCACCTTGCCCAAGCGCACGCGCTCGTTGACGGCAAGGGTGACGTAGCAGCTTTCGCGGTGCATGTCGGCTTCGGCCAGCATCTTGGAAAACTCCATCCCTGCTGTGCCGCAGAAAGGGGAGCCACGCTGGAGGTCAACCTCAGTGGGAAATTCGCCGACGATGGCGATACGGGCATTCCCTGGACCGATAGCTTGAATGACTGACATTGGGGGCGGGGGTAAGGGTGAGGTTGCGGGGCTGGCAGTGCAGTGCGGTCAGGACTTACCGAGCATCCCCAGCAACTCATTGCCGAGGTCTTTGCCCTGTTGCGCGCTGCCGACACCTGCCACGATCAGCCCCTGACCTTCCTGCACAGTGTCCAGAGTCTTCGCACGTTGCAGGCAGATCCCGTAGTATTCAGGATTCATTTCCAGCACAGTGGCTTTGCATTTGAACGCGTGGGCGGCTGGGAGCAAAGTGCCGGAACCCCCAAAAGAGTCGAGCACGCTGTCGCCAGGGCGAACACTACGACGCAGAAGGTCTTCGTAGAGGGCGACAGGCTTTTGCGCGCCATGCTGGAGACCTGCGTCCGCATACGTCGTGATGACGTCTGGGTAGATCGCTGTGGTTTTCTTTTTGCCTTTGATCGCATAGAGCAGGGTCTCGTATTGGCGGCGGGGGCCTTGGTCAGGCAAAGGCACGCGGCCAGAGTTGGGCTTGGTGCAGATGAAGGGAGTGCGGAAGACGTACCAGCCAGCTGCACGCATCCATTCACGCAACAGACTGAAGTTGTCGATGTCGCAGAAGACGTACGCGTGGGCTTCAGGTTTGGCTACGCGGAAAGCCAGTGGGCACCATTCCTTCATCAAGGCTTCGAATGAGGCGAAGTCGTCCTTGTAGTGGTGCTCGTTGTTGGACAAGCGGCCATCACCCCCGTCACCGAAGGTGTCTGCGCCCATGCCGTAAGGTGGGTCAGTGAGGATCACGTCAAACTGCTCAGCGTCGGCTGTGCGCATCCAGTCCAGACAGTTCACGTTGAGGATGCGGTGGACATCGCTGGAGAAGGTCTTGCCAACGGCTGCCGCGAGTTCCACGTTGCGCTGGGTGTTCTCCTGGCGCTTGAGGATCTTGAAGGCTTCGTCGGTGGACTTGGCGGCAGCGATTGCGGGGTTGTGGAGGTGCTGGGCAACGATGAGGTCTTTGCGCACGCGTTCCTGGAATGCGCCGTCACTGCGGCCCGTGAGTTCGACAGCAGTGTCGGCGACGGTGTGGATGCGACCTTCGGCTTGTGCTTGCTGGCTGCGGAGCTTGTGGAGCTTGGACTTGGCGGCGGCGCTTTCCTGCCAGGTGAGGTCTTTGCGGGCATAGTTTTCTTCCCACTCAGCTTCCTCAGCTTCGAGAGCGGAGAGCTGGCCCAGCGTGGTGTAGGGGATGAAGTCTTCTGGGACTGGCTCGTCGTTGTAGCGGAGGTGGCCGCCCAGCATCCACATGTCCAGGATGGCGCGCAAGCGGCGTTCACCCGCAACCAGGATGCGGCCCTTGGGGTCAGGGGAGGCGACAGGCTGGCCGGTTTGGGCGGAGAGCAGCATCGTGCCTGGCACAATATCGCGGGTGACGACTGCGTGCATCAACCCCTTCACCCGGATGAGTTCGCTCAGCTCGCCGAGCGCGTTGGGGTCGAACTCCTTGCGCTGCCGGTCTGGCGTGATGTAGAGTTTGCTGACTTCAATGATTTGCATGGACATTGCTAGCCCCTCCAGGGCGATTGTGTTGTGCTAGGGACGTGAAAAAGGGCGCACAAGGCGCCCTCTGAGGTCAGGGCAGACGCCCTGAAACTGGGCCGATCAGAGACGGCCAACCTTCTTGATTTCGGGGAACACGTCGTCAGAGGTTTCACCTTCGCGGTGCGACACAGTGACGTTGGCCATCAGGCCGGGCAGCATGTCGAAAGAGAAGGTTTCACCTGGACGGTTCTTGCCCACTGCTTCGCGCAGACGGCCCAGGCCGATGTTCTTGCCTGTGGAGTCGTCGAGGACGATCTTGCCTTCAGCGGTGACCTTGGTGTCGAGCATCACGCCCTGGCGGACAGACACGTTTTCGCGGTTCAGGGCAGACTTGACGTCAGCATCTTCGATGCTCCAGGTCACGTCCAGGGCAACACCAGACTTCGAGCCGTCTTTGGACTGCCACTGACGGGCTTCGACCTTTTCGATCAGGGCTTGGTAGGTGCCGACAGGGCAGGGGATGACGCGGGTGTCGTTGGCAGATGTGGTGGCGGAAGAGAGGAAGGATTGGGTGTCGAAGGCCATTTGAGTTTCCAGTTATGGAGTGGAGGGTGGAGGGGTAGTCCGGGAGCAGAGCGCCCCCGGTGGTTGTATTATGCACGACGGAGAGCAGCGCACAATGGGGAAGGGTGAGAACTGTGGGGGTGGTGAGGGGTTTCTTGTGAGGATTACAAAATAGTAATCCTAATGAATAACCCGTTACACCACACCCCCACGGCTCTTCCACTTTTCAATGATCGCGCGGAAGTCAGCGGGCAGACCAGATTTGATCTGCAGGTTGCGGGTCTTGACATCGGCTTGCACTGAGCCTGTGTCCCAGGTGAATTTGTCACCTTCGCGAACAGTCAGGATCACGTCGCTGAACATTGGGGGAAGCTTGGGGGCCAAGGCCTTGCCCAGCGTGCTGACCATCAGCTTCACGCCGCCGAGCACTGCGTCAGTCTCACGCTCGACGTGGGCGATGAGGACGACATGGCAGGCGCAGTCGTTGGTGATCTGTCGGATGAAGCGTTCGATCTGATCTTGGGCAATGCCCCAATCGGACTGGTTGCGGACTGCTTTGCCCCCCACCACCAGCGACATTGCAGCGACCGCCAGCCCGGCCATACCGTCGATCACCAGTGCGCGGCTGGGAGTCCAAGTGTCCACGCAGCCGAACTTCTCTCCTGTCCGGTCGTCGGGGAAGTTGTTGAGGGCTTCCAGGATCTTGATGAAGCCGTTGTGGTTGCTGCGGTTGGGATCGTTGGCCTTGGCCAGGGTGTCCAGCGCCATGGTGTTGACCTTGGTGGCGGTGGTGATGAGGTCAGCGAAAGAGGCTTTCGGGGCAGAGACCTTGTGCCAGTGGAGGTTGGCGGGGACTGGGAGGCCGCGGTCTGTCCAGTAGCCTAGGAGGGATTCCATGCCAGATTCCAAGGCGAGGTAGAAGACCTCAACACCCGCATCGACAAGGGTGCCGATGGCATGGGTTTTGCCGGTGCCGGCAGGCCCCATCAGGAGTGTGTTGACGCCTGGGAGAAGGGAGACTGGCTTGGGGGCCGGTGCAGCGGCGGTATCGACTGGTGCGTTCATAAGTAATGCCTTCCAGCAAATTCAAGGTGACGGTGGAACTCCCACCTGAGAGCGTCTGACACAGTGGTCAGACTGGTGTTGAAATCTTCATCCCACGGCAGCATCACACTGCCGGGGATTTCCCCTGCATTGCCCTGGCACTTCCTGCAGGGCCTGCGCCACACCATCCATTCCTGGGACTGCTGGGGGCTGAGCTTGTCCACCGGGCAGCGAGCCCAGAGGTCAGCGCAGCTCCCACAGAAAAAGGCGTAGGGTTGTGGGGCTTCGAGCGTGCCGTGGACGCGGACACGTTCGCGCAGGGCGCTGCCGAGGTATTGGCCCTCGATGATGAAGTGCTGGATGTAGGGCATGGGTTACTTGGCGTTGGACAGCAGTGAGCTGAAACTGTCCTGATCCACGCCTCCTGCAGCGACAGAAGCTTCCGGACCTGCGGCCATACTGCCGTCCGTCCGCACATGCCCCCACTGTGCTTCGTATTCCGCAACAGTGGCTTCTTTTTTCAGCAAAGGGTCCCAAACAACTTGATGGAAGTACACTGGCAAGAAGCTCTCGGGGTTCTGCTCTTTGCAAATCCGCGTGAAAGCGCAGCCGCCATAGTCAGTGCAAGCCCCGTCCAGGTTCCAATCCCACACACCGCTTTCCCAGCACTGAATCATGCGGCGGATGTCGCGCAGGGTTTGAGCTTCCCAACGCTCCAGCTCGTAGGCTGATCTGTAGGTCGGGACTTCCAGCGTGTCGTACTTGGTCTTCAGGATGCTGATGCCACGGACGATTGCACCTTGGGTTTTGATGCCCTGCTTCGCAGCGGCCCACGCATACCCGGTGAACTGTGAGCGCATCTCCCACTGCCGCCCCCACGACGCGCCCAGGCTGGAGGTGGTCTTCTCATCATAGATGTAGACACCCCCGGCGCGCTCAGCGATCATGTCGCTCCGCCCTGTGTAGAGGATAGGGCTGCCTGTAACTGGGTGGAGGATGTCGAGGGGTTCGGCAAAGCTGAACTCGATGCCGCGTCGTCCAGAAGGCAGAGTGATAGGGTTCGCCCCATCAGCCCCGAGCGGGTACTGCTCAAAGTAAAACTCCAAGGCTCCACACATCCGTTCAAGGCTCTTCGCAGAGTCCGCTGGACATTCAAACGCACCGTAATGCTTGATGAGGGCCTGTAGGCCAGCACCTTCAGCATCTTCGGACGTTCGGCCTTCGACATAGAAAGCATTTCGAGCAGCTTCAATGCCAGAAGCGAACGCTCCCCCAGCGACAAGGTGAACGGATTGTTCTTTGGCTTTCCAGTGCTGGACATATTGGCGGAAGAACTTTTGAGGGCAGGCACGGAAGGTGGAGAGGATTGTGGAATCCACTGTGTGGGGAAACATCGGGCGGTTCATTGTGGGCGGCCTTTGATGTAGGTGGACAGGGCTTCGCTGAGGACAGTAGCCCCCTCTTCGAACAAGAACAGGCGATCAAAGCCCCTATAGCTGGTGGTGAAGTAGTGGTCTGCTGTTTCCGCTCTGATGCAGTACTCGTCTTCGCCCGCGTAGCGTGACAGGGCCGGATTCTCGTTAGCACAGTTGAACAGGCATTCATGCATGTCAGCATCGTAGAAGAGGTCGCCCCAGTAGCTGTCACAGTTGACGCCATCGTCCAACACCATGAGCTGGCAGCCTGTCTTGACGCACTGCCAGCCTTCTGCCTGGATGACGTCTTGCCAGTGCCGAGTGGGGGTTTCGGACACGACTGCCTCCTGCTCCTGCGCACTCTGCCCGTTCCATGTCAGGGTTTGCAGTTTGCTGATCGTGGCCTGCAATGCGTTGATCTTCACCTGATGGTCGGCTTCGAGCTTTTGCAGAGCTTGCTGCGCCGCGTCCACGGCAGCAGTTGCGAGCTGCTCTGGCGTACTGGTGATGTGGTAGGTGATGGTGGCAGCACCGAGTCGTCTCCAGCCGCAGGAGGTCATGTCCAGCCCGGGGTCGCAGATCTGAGCGTAGTTCTCGATGCTGACTGGATCGTTGAGGTCGATGTGGAGCAGGGCGTCTGGGTTTGACAGCCACAGGCCCTGGGCGAGCTTGAGTTCGGGGGAAGACATGGAAGGTTCTCCAGTTTGTTGAGGTGCTACTGGAAGCGTAGCCGGCAGGGCACCGAATGGATGCCCTGGGAGGCTAGGCTCACGCAGACTGCTCGTCAGGGTCTAGGCGGATAGAGATAACTTCCCATCCATCCTTAGTGACCTCAGCACTGACTGCCTCCTCAGATTCTCCCTGCTTGGAGAGCGTGGTTGTCATGCCGGAGTCGCGGTCAAACACTTTGAGCAGGTACCAGGTCTGCATGTTCACAGCCCGTCCAGCAAGGCGTCACTGTCGATAGGGCCGGCCTTTGCTTTGGCTTTCGCGGTCGTCTTGCGTTCTGTGCTGGCAGCACTCACACCTGCTGCGCCTACGCGTTCTTTGCGGATCGCAGCGATGGCTTCGGTGAGCTCTTCAGTGGTGATGGTGTTGTTGGCGACCTTCTGGCGCCAGGATTGGATCTGGGATTGGATGACTGCTGAGGTCATGGGAGGGGCTTTCAGAAG